GGGCAATCATTTCAATCTTTGCTTGTGCGCCTTGAATGGTCGCGTTTACCGCTGCGGCTGTTGTGGACTGCAACGTGCTAGGATCGAGACCCATTGAGGCTTTTGAAAAGCCTGTGCGCTGGTCACGCACTTCATCGACATAACCCAGCATCTGAAATGCTTGAGTGCCGATTTGCGGCACTGCCAATGGCTGCACCATTCCAGGCGCACGAGCGCGAACAATGCCACCCGGACGGGAGGTCAGAAGGTCATCAAGATTGACCTGACCTTCAACCGCCACCACGCGGCTATTGTTCGACAAATAGAGGTTATCGAGCATTTGCCGCAAAATGGTGGACTTGATCAGTTGCAAGTCCATGACCATTTCGGCCACAGAACGCCCGACCATACGATGCGGCATAAGGACGGGTGATAGAATTGCAAAGGGAATGACATCCCAAGGCTCGTTTTCGATAATTTCTGCACCGTCGCCCAATGCAACAAAACGGCGTAGTTCAGCAATACCGTCATCGTCATAGTCGGCGTAAATATATCCCTCAGTTACCAAAACCTCGCGCATGGCAGGGTCGGTTCTGTCATGCTCAGTTCCGTCTTCTAAATCTTCAAAACGGCGCTGACGCTCTTGGTCATTATCAAGGTCGTTTTGTCCGGCGTAGTCCTCGACCAATTCTCGGTCATAGCCCATTGCTACCAAGTCGCTGACGGTGACCTGTGAACGATGGGCAATAAAGGAGCAGTCTTCCAAAGACGTTGCGCGGCGGTTGTAAATTAATTCCTCTGGGGGAATGTTTATTACTTTAACCTTGCCAGTCATCTCGGTCTTTTTGACTTTGACGTTGTAGGTCATTGACATTGGGATTTCGGAGCCGTCGGGGGCTGTTACACCCATCTCAATAGCTTCTTGCTCCACAACATCAATAGCGGGATCGGCAACTAGCAAAGCCAACTCGTCTTCGGTTAGACCCTCATATTCTTCTTCTTCCGTCCGCTCGGTTTCGTCCCAATAAAATTTAACCGCGCCCAACTTAAAAAGAAGGGCATCTTTCATCCAATCGTGAACGACGCGAAAACCGTTGTTATCATTATTGATAACAAAATTGACGAGTTCCGTGGCTTGCTCTGCTGCCGAAACATCCTCAGACTGGCGACCCACAAAACGAGCGTATTGGCCAGACTGTGCAAATATCTTTGTCAAAGAAGGCATGATGTATTCAATGACATCACTGACTTCTGTGGCGACTACTTGACTGCGACCCTCTACTTCGTTGCCAAACGGCTCTCCGAGGTAGTAGCCCATCGCGTCAATGCGCTCTTGGCTAAACTCGCTGTCATAATAGTTTAGGGCGTTCTGTATTTCGTTACTTATAATTGAACGAAATTCGAGTTCTGAAATCGCCATTTTTATGTCCTTTAATCAGATAGAAGACCGCGAATAATTTGTTCGCTATAGGGTGTGTCCTGAGTGGAAAACGGCGCGTAAAATTTTCTTTTAGCAGGAGAGTAGTCCATCCGCTCCTGCACATTCCGAGCCTCAACTTCACCAGCCAAACGTCGGTAACTTCCCAGCGGGTCAAGCCTATCAACCATGCTCTGCCTCTCATCAAGCAGCGCGTCGTAACGGTCTTTCATTTCTACCTCTAAATCAGGTAGATTGTTTTTTCGTGCGTAATCTAAATCCTTTGCGACGCTACGCAACATTTCGTTTATTTGGGGTATTTTGTCAGCCGCCTCTGCTGCCTCGTCCGCAAACATAGAAGGGTTACCGCCCCTAGCAAACCCTTCGCGCTTTTGGATTGCGTGTTGCAACTCATGTAGGAGCGTGCTGCCCATACTCTCTTTGGCTTGCTGCTTGGCTCCAGCGGTCAAAGCTGGGTAAGCCGTCATTTTATTTTCAAGAACGTCCAGCATAATTTTATCTGGTTCCCCGTCATCGCCGCGCCGAAACGAACCCTTGAAGTTGCCCCCGTAAGCTGGTCTCAACGGAATTTCCGCGAGTTCTGGGTAAGCCTCAAACAATTTGTCGTGCTTTAGGGTCTGCTGAATGCCAGAGCGATTTTTTAATTGCTTTTCTGTAGGGAACCGCCCTATCGCGGCATCACTGTCATCAATCTCAAAACGCCATTCACCGTCTGCGCCTTTGAACCAACCCGTTTTCATTAAAATCTGGTTACGGTCGAATCCGTCATCCGTCATCTTTTGCGCTTTTTTTAAGGCGTCCAAATCGGCAGTCTTTGCATTGCGCCCCGCGAACATTCGCATAGAGCCTTTGGGGGCTGGTATGGCCTGCCCACCAGCCAGCATAGTCAGAGCAAATTTTGTTGCGTCCTCTACTGTGGCGTCACGGCGACCAGCGAGAACATCACCCGGCAGTGTAAATGCGTCGATACCCGCAAGAGCAGCATCGCGCAGCAATCCCGGAACAGCAAACTCAATGTTGCCTTCTGGTGTGCTGACGAGAGGCAGCAAGTCAGCGTATTCATAACCTTCCCGCCGTTCAAGCAACCCTCTGATACCGTTCATCACTATGTCCTTGCATATGTAGGCCGCTTGCCGCGTGACGGCTTAGTAGCCCTCTTGCGGGCGACTGCCCGTTTTTTCTGTGATGCGGTCATGGAAGCAGCTTTGGAAGCAGGAACGCATTTGGGGTAGCCCCGTTTGGAGCCTGCTGCTCGTCCGCATTTCGGGTGCTTACCCGATTTGTCTTTTGTAGAAATGTCTCGCCAGTCTTCTTTGAACCACTTAACGAGACCTTTTCTTGGTTTGCTTTTTGCTGCCATTTTTAACCGTCCTATAACCGCCGCCCATGCGCTTGTATTCTTGGACTACCTGACCCGATGCGTAAGCTGATGGCCACTTCTTGACCCGGCGTTTCACCTTGGCTCTGGCGCGGGCATATTTGGCCTTATCCGTTGGAACAGCGCGGGACATTAGCTTTCCGAACTAAACTTGCCGACCTTCTGGTTGGCGGCTTTCTTTTTGTAGCTTTTGCGGTTTTTGCGCTTTGGCTTTTCTTCTGCCATAGCATCCATTTTTTGAGCCGATTTACCGGGCTTGGAGTAAACCTTGCGGATATACATTCCTTGCATCATTTTCTTTTCCTCGCCTTCTTCTTGGCTGTGTCTGAGAGATCGGCAAAGTGAAACAGCTTCTTGCTGCTCGACGTATGACGAGCGCCGCTGTGCAGTTCGCCATTTGGCATCTTATGACTGCCGCCCTTGTGGCGAGTTCCGTCTCTAAAATAATGCGCTACACCTTTGGCCATTACGATTTTCTCTTTTTGGCTGTCTTCTTCTTTTTAGTTGTTTTCTTTTTAGGTCGGCCAACCTTTGAGCCGTAGCTTCCTTTTCCATAGGGCATGAGTTTTCCTAAATAAATATTAACGCCCAGCTAAAAGGCGGCGTATTAATTCCATAACTTCTGGCTCCCGAACAACAGACACTGGATCAAGTTGACCCAACAACCCTCCCGCCACGGGTTGAGCCATAGAGGGCATTTCGCCTTCGCGGACAACTGACATCGGGTCGAGGAGGTCGAGGGGGTTTATGCCTACTTGCGGGACAGTTGCGGCCTGTGGCATCGCGCCACGAAGTTCGCCTGCGCGGACAACTGACATCGGGTCAAGAAGTCCGACTGGTGCAGCCATTTCGCCTGCGCGGACAACTGACATCGGGTCAAGTTGGCGTAGTCTTAAAAAATCAAAAAAATTCATTTTGCTTACCTTTTTTTTGATACGGCATAAGTGTCTCCTACCACTTTTTGCATGACCAATAGCCAGCCGTTAGCTTTGACTTTTTCTGGTCGCATTTGTGTCGAGCGCGGAACGATTTACGGCGCTCTGGGTTTGACTTCTTAATCCTCATATTTGGGTCACCGAAACGCACGAGTTTTACTGTGCTTCCTTCTTTGGCGAGGACGGCAAACTTCTTGTTCTTGCCGGGGGTGCGTTTCGGTTTGTTGTAGCCGGAGAAGCGCTCTCCGCGATAGTTGATTGACATATTAAAAGCCTGACAGCGTGAGCGGCATATTGGCGTAAAATGGCATTTCCATTTGAGGCGCAACCATTGTGGTGTAATCATCTTGCCCATAAATTTGCGGGAGGCCGTTGAGAGCCGCAAATGGGAGATAGCCCTGTAGGTCGAATGGAATACCCTGTTGCGATAATAACCCGCTAACTTGAGCATTGCCGGGAGCGGTGACAGCATTATAGTCCGCCAAAAGACCAGCTGGTATCGCACCCGCAAAATTGACATTCATCATTTGAGGGCGGGCTACAAAAGCCGCACTGGGGTCGGCGTAGCCTGCCGACAG